TGTGTGACGAGGACGGGAATCCTGATTTCACGGCGATCAAGGTGAAAAACGGGGATCGGCAGGCGTTGGTTGATAATGGGACGATCCCTGATGCAGGGTTTATATCAGGGTGATACGATACCGCTACGCATGACCACCCCATCGCACAAGATCACCGATGACGGCGACAAGGTTGTAATCCACAACCTTGAAGTTTTTTGCGCGTATGACGCAAAGATCGACGGAGACAACGATGACGAACTGAAAAAGTTTGACAACGACCGCGTCCGCAAAATTGTTGTTGCGACCCGCCAGTACATGGCTAAGGGATCATTTCCCCGCCTCGTGGTAATGCACGAGCGTGATGGAAACGAGCCAAAATCAAGCGTGGGTCGATTCACTCAAGTGAAGTACGAGGAACGCAACGGTGTAGCCTACATTGTTGGCGACTGCGAGGTTGAGCGAAGTGTGTTTGAAAGACTGCTTGCCACCAACGCATTTCCGCGCCGATCCGCTGAGATTTGGCAGGACCACAATCACCTTTCGGAGGTTGCGCTGCTTGGGCGAGAAACTCCACGCCGCCCGCTCCCTGACACTCATTTTGTCCGCAAGGGCGAACTCGTGACTTTTAGCCGCCCGCTCCGCTTTGACATGGGAACTGTCGGCGGAGGACTCTCCACATTTGTTCCTAGTACGAAGGAAAAATACAACATGAACGATGACAACGACCTGCGCGGCGAACTGGACGCGCTGAAAGCCTCGATGGACGAAATCGACGCAAAGTTCAAGAAGCGTTTTGAGGCCGATGATTCGACCGATGAAAAGGATGAAATGTCAGCCGATGACATGATTCAACAGCAGTTCGCTGAAGATGATGACGGCGACTCCGATGTTCACATCGACATCCAATCCCATGACGGCGAGGGTGATGAGGAGGAGGACGATATCGAGGAGGTGTTTCCCGCTTCTCGTTACAGCCGTCCCCGTGAGGGTGGAGACTTTATCGCGATGCGCCGAGAAAACACGCGGATGTCGCGTGAACTCAATGCGATGCGCTCCGAACTGGCCCGCGAAAAGTTCAGTCGCGAACTTGACGCAATGGAAACTGAGGGGTATCGCATTCCCGCAGACCGTCGCCCGCGCCTCATCGCTGAACTCGCAGCGAGCCGCAACCCGTCCGACCTCATCGACACTTGGCGCGATCTCTTTGCTCGCGACCCTGTGGGCATCCGTATCGACATGAGTCGATCCGCGCTGCCGAAGTCCGATCTCGATCCCCGTCAAGTTTCAGACATGGTCCGCGAGTTCGCGGGCCGTCCTGAAGAGTTCACCAAAGCCATCAATTCCCGCATTTCTAAGCGGTAACACAAAGGAACCAAAAAATGTCTGACATGGGATTCACCCCAAACCTCATCGCAAGCGGAACGATTGCACCGTTTCGCCTCGTCACTCTTTCGGGCGCGTTCACGGGCGCAGCATCAAACGCAATCGCTGACTACGCCCTTGGCGTTACCGACGGAAGCGTCAACGCCTACAACGGCACAAACCACGCCGTCTCGGGTGGAGCAATTACGCTTCAGCCGTCCAACACCGTTGAGGTGGAAGTCGGAACAGGCGGTTGCACCGCAGGAGATTTCCTGATGTGCGTTGCGTCTTCAGGCGGAACCGTGACTCTTGCCGCAGGAGCGTCCGCGAAATCCAGTTACATGGCTCTCCAAACAGGATCCGCAGGCGAAATCATCCGTGCATTTCGTTTCGGTTATCGCGGCCCAGTCTTTACATAATTGACCAAAACCCTTCCCTCAAGAAAGAGGATTTCCAATGGCATATACAGTTGTGGGTGGCGGTCTTTCGACCTACATCCCGTCCACCAATGACCTCGCGACAGGTGCGCTCCAAGTGGAGTTTACGCGCTCGGTCAACAGTTTCGCTCTCTCGCGCTACGCGCAACTCGTTCCAACCACAAAAATGACGGGGTTTTATTTGCGTCAAGACAACGCGGACAATGTCCGCGTGACCGATGTGAATGAGTTCGCGTGGCCTCTCGGCAACGACCGCCCAACGGGCAAACAAAACGCATTTGATTTTGTGCAGTACACGACGGCCCGATTCGGCTTTCCGTTTTACATCCCGCAGGAGTCTGCTGCTCAAGCCTCGTGGGATGTCGTGGCACAACACGCTCGCTCCAAGGCGCAATTGGCGATGACTCGTCGCAGTATGGCGGCAGCGTCAGTTCTCACGACTGTCGGAAACTGGGGTACGAACTACACCACCGCAGCGGGTTCTAACGGGCCGTCGGGTAGCGGTTATCTCGCAACAGGCACATGGGCCAACTCATCTACGGCGAATCGTTACATCCAAAAGTCGATTCAACAGGCGATGCAACTTGTTTCGTTGAGTTCGGGTGGCGCGGTCAACCCTAATCAGTTGATCCTTGTCATTTCGCCTGCCATCGCGCAGACCATTTCACAGGCTCCTGAGATTCAGGACTATGTGAAGTTCCAAGCAGGTATTCAATACCTTCAGGGTTCCGACACATTTGCCAAGTGGGGTATCCCACCGACGCTTTTCGGCCTCGCGGATGTTGTCGTTGAGGATGCCGTCAAGATGACATCAAAGAAGGGAGCTACCGACGCTCGCTCGTATGTCCTTGGAAACGGCGCGTATTTCCTTTCGCGTCCAAGCGGACTCGTTGGAACCGAGGGCGCATCGTCGTTCTCAACGCTTCAGATTTTTGCCTACGAGGACATGACTGTCGAGCAGTTCAACGATCCGCTCAATCGGCGCATCGAAGGCCGCGTCATCGACAACAGCATCCCCGCTCTCGTTGCGGCTGTCGGTGGATTTGCAATTCAGAATGTCCTCGCCTGACCCGCGTGATTAGACGGTGGCAAGGGGGCGGGGCTTCAAGCCTCGCCCCCCTTTTTATTCAGGGCAAACACGATGACCATGTACGCGACCTACGCCGATCTCGAACACGCGCTCGACTCGCAGATCATCGCTCAGTTGTGCGGTGACGCGGGCGTGTCGCTCAACGGTCCTAACCCAATTACGCAGGCCGCTCTTGAACGCGGTACGGCGGCGGTGCGCTCTTACATTCGCGTGGGAGGCATCTACAGCGAGACAGAGATTGCCGCGCTCGATGCCGCGCACGATGCCCTGCTTGTGGGCCTTGTGGTCGATCTCGCTACGGAGTTCTTGTTTCAGCGTAGAGGTTCAAAACTCTCGCCTGCCATTGAGCAACGGATCAAGCAAAGTTACTCGTACTGTGAAGGGCTTCGCGATGGCAAGATGTTGTTCGGAGACGCAAGCGCAAATGTCTCCGCAGGCACTCCAGTTGTAACCGCCGTGTCCGCGTCCAACCGAGCGTTCTACGCGAGCGCGTCCAACAGCCCGTTCTTCCCAATCCGCCGAGGCTCAGTCGCTCCATGAGCAAGTGGTCGAAGCAAGTCCGTCAGGCTCTCGACAATCCTCGGATTGTCAAGGGGATTGCCGCGCTTGCAGGCGTGTGGATGAGTGAGCATATCGAGAAAAACTTTGGCAGGGGCGCGGGTGGAATCGCCGTCCAACACGCCCCGCTGAAAACTGTCAAGGGCCGCTCATGGTCGAGCAGCAAACCCAAGGACGGGTCGGCCCTTGCGGTAAAGAGGGTCATCATCGACAAAGATGGAAAGGCTCGAAACCGCACGATGTATCTCATCGAGAACACCTCGTATCGACAAGGCGGTCAACCGCTCATCGACACAGGGAAACTCATTGGATCACTCGGCGCGAGCGGATTGAAGTCGGGCAACGGAATCAAGATCACGATGCAGGGTCGCAAGTACGGTCTGTATCAGGATCGTGGATTTACCACCAAGGGACCAAACTTCATCCCGTTGACCAAGCGCGGCAAGCGCGGTCACGCGACTGGTCGAAACCCAAACGAAGAAGGACTTGCAAAAGGAAAAGATTTTTTGATGGCGTGGCGCGGCGTTACCGTTCCGTCTCGTCCCTTTATCATGCCGACTCGCGATGATTTGCGTCGGCTCGGAACAGACATCTATCTTGGACTCAAGTCCATCCTAAAAGGAAAATAAAATGCCAGCAACTTTTCAGATTGCAGGTCCAACAACCGTGCAAGTGGACACGACGGGAACCTATGTCACTCTTGGATTTAGTGACAACGACAACCTCCCGTCAATCCAATTTACCGACAATCATCACGAGATAAAAACCGTTACGAGTGGCAATGTCCCCGCTGAAATTGTGCTGACAGGAACAAGTGCGCGGATAAGCCTTGCCCTCGTTAAGTGGAACGAGGATGTGTTAGTTGCCTTGCTTGCAAAACAACGAGGAGCAGCCAATGCTGCGGATGTTGGACATCCTCTCGTCTCGGGATCTCGTACATTTGGCATTAAGATTTTTTCTAATGTAAACGGAATGTTGTATGAGTTTAAGAGGTGCTACTTGCAAGCCGACGGGCAAAGCGATAGTCAATGGGGAAACCGTGAGCGAGTACTGACGCTAAACTTTTCAGCCATCCCTGATTCAAGTGTTGAACTCTTCACCTACACGGCACAAGCATGATCGAACTTACCAACGACAACGACCCGCTTCTTTTCTCGGTCACTCTCCCTATTGGCAATCTCATTTGCCAGTACATGGAGGTTGTGGTAACGATTCAGGCGATTTGCCCCACCTCAAGCGAGCCAACTACCGACATGGTGGTGCAGGCGATTCGGAAATCCTCTCGGACTCCCGAAATTGCCGCAGCGGCGAATGATGAGTGGATCATTTCTGCGTGGCATCGCATGACGAGAGCCTTGGAGGCATCGGGAAAAATCTAAGGGCGACGGCTCGTTTCCTTTCGGTTTACGGACGATTGCCCACAGAGTTCACCCCCGAGACAGCGATGGGACTCATGGCAAACATCCCCGCTATCGAAGCCTGCGAAGCCTTAACCCTTGCGCGGGGAATTGCGGTGGCGTTTGGCGACAGTAAAATGTTTGCGTCCTGCGTCTATCAGAGTACTGGTAACGATCAATTAGCACAGCGGCTTGAAGTGCAGGCTCAGATGCAAAAAGGGCTAAATCATGGCTAGCGTTTCCGAAATCCTCTATGCCATGCGTGACGATCTCCGCGATTGGATGTCGCAGCAGGGCTACGGAGACGCGGTCTACATTGTTGAGGCTCCCATTGACGAAGTTGTAGGCCAGTACGCAATTCAGATCGTTGCAGGCCCCGACACAGCGGTTCACCCAAATAGCGGGGTAGGACTCATCCGCACGAATGTGGATCTCGTGGTGTGGTGGCGTGGGTTTTTTGACCCAATGAGCCGAGGAACCGAGCGCATCGCAGGCGAGCAAGGGATCCAACAGTTTGTTGATTCGCTTCGACAGTACCTTGTGCAGCGCACTTACAGCGGCATGATCATCGCGCTTTTGTTTCGCAACGGCGGAACGGTGCAAGCTGTACCTGAGTTGGAGGGGTGGTTGACACTCCGCGATACCTATGACTTTGCCTATGAAATGACTTGGGAGGTAAAGGTCTAATGGAAGATCTCGGAACAATCAGTATCAACATCAAAGACTCGGGTGGCGGAGGATCGTCCGCTTCGGGGAGTATTGGCGGCGGACTTCTGTCGTTGCGC